TGTAGGGGCTATAGCTAGACTTGCCGATTATGAACGCCGCGCATCTTTAGATAATCAATTACAGGTCGCTATAAGGGCTATAGAAATGCAAGCGAAACTTCTTCGCTTTGATATGTCAGCATGACACTAATTACTGACGTTTGCGAAAAAGAACCTCTACTTGGTTTCCTTAACCCACCAGAAGAAAAAGACACAAATATAATTCTTGAACGTGTTTTATCAGATTTACATGAAGGACAGCTTAAATTTGTAAACGATACTGAAACCGAAATCCTTGGACTTTGTGCAGGCTATGGATCAGGTAAAACAAGATCTCTTCTTGCTAAATGTTTATATTTATCTTTACTTAATCAAGGATTTACTGGAATAGTTTTAGAACCTACGCAACCATTAGTAAGAGATTTATTTGTCGCTGAATTTGAAGAATTTTTATTGAATTACGAAATTCCTTATAGTTTTAAATCCTCACCCCTCCCAGATTTTATTCTTCATCTTCCCAAAGGTGACACACGCATAATGTGTAGAAGTTTTGAATCATGGCAAAGAATAATAGGAATTAACGCGGCTTGGTGCTGTGCAGATGAAATAGATACAGTTGCAAAATCTATTTGTGATAGAGCCTTTCCAAAAATCCTTGGACGTCTTCGCGCTGGTAAGGTTCGTCAATTCGCGGCGGCGTCCACTCCTGAAGGTTATAAATGGTTCTGGGAAACATTCGGCTCTGATGACGCCAAAGATAAAACAGATAGAAAGTTAATAAGAATGAAAACAACAGATAATCCACATTTGCCATCAGATTTTATTGATAGAATGAAATTGAACTTTGACCCGAATTTACTCAAGGCTTATCTTGAAGGTCAGTTCATATCTTTAACAACTGGCGCCGTCTTCGATCGTTTCGACAGAGAAAAACATATAACAACAAACATTCCAAACTATTCAGACGAAATTATAAGACTTGGAATCGACTTCAATATTGGCAAGATGTCTTGCGTTTGCGCGGTAATTAAAGATAACAAGCTTTTTATTTTTGATGAGATACGCGCACATGACACCGACCAACTGGCAAAAGAAATCAAATCAAGGTTTGTACATAACAGACTTTACGGCTATCCAGATTCTTCAGGCGGAGCAAGATCAACAAACGCTACGAAAACCGACATCCAGATTCTCGAAAGTTATGGAATATCCAATCAATCGGGCGCGTCCAATCCATCCATTAAAGACAGCGTTAATAATGTTCAGCGCTTGTTATGCAATGGCAAAGAAGAAATTAGTCTATTTGTTCACCCGCGTTGTAAGAATGTTATTGAATCGCTTGAACTTCAAAGCTATACGGAAGCGGGCGAACCAGAAAAAACAGGGTTAGATCATTTCTCTGATTGTGTTCGATATCTTTGTTGGCGTTGCTTCAATCCCTTACATTTGGGGGCAGGGCGCAAAACAGGCATTAGAATATATTAAAAAGTGTATTACTATTAAATTAAGTTAGGGGTAAAACGTGTATTCATCTTTTAATCACTACGACAGAGAAAGATCAAGCAAGGCCGTAGAAGTACAAGACCCCAGCAACGGTTATGTAAATATGGAGCCGAATTGGATATTGATTGAAGATTTATTGTCTGGTACTTATGGCATGAGAAAAAAGCATCGAAAATATTTGATGCAAATGCCGCGCGAACAGGACGAAAGTTATGATAATAGGCTCGCCACCTCGGTTTTAAGTCCTTTATACCTGAGAATTGAGAGACTGCTTGCTGGTATGCTTACGCGCAAACCTGTTCGATTAAATGAGGTATCAGAACGAGTTACGGAAGATTTGTTCGACATTGACCTACAAGGAAATGATCTCACCAGTTGGACTTATGAGACAGCAAAAATAATGTTGAGATACGGCCACGTCGGCGTTCTTGTAGATGCCCCATCAAATTCTACAGGACGCCCTTATTGGATAACATATTCACCGCGCGAAATTCTTGGATGGCGTACAGAACTTATAGATGGTCAGCAAAAACTTACGCAGCTTAGACTTCTTGAAACAGTTACAGAACCAAATGGAGATTATGGACAGAAAGAAGTTCAACAGGTTCGATTATTAACAGCGGGCGGTTTTGAAGTTCACAGAAAAAACCGTCAGGGTAAATATGTAAAAGTTGATGAAGGTACAACTTCTCTTGATTACATTCCATTTGCAGTTGCTTATTCAAATAAAGTTGGTTTTTTAGAATCACGTCCACCGATGCAAGATATTGCTGAATTAAATTTGTTACATTATCAAAAAACCTCTGACTTTGATAATCAATTAAGAATATCTTCTGTTCCTTTACTTTGTCTTTTTGGTTTCCCGCAAAATTCAGAAGAACTAAGTGCAGGGCCAAGTGAAGCTATTGCTTTTCCTGAAGGTTCAAGAGCTGAGTTTGTAGAGATTAAAGGGCAATCGTTTCAGTATCAGCGCGACAGAATAAAAAATATTGAAGATCAAATAAACACACTAGCTTTAGCTGCAATACTTGGGCAGAAGTTGGTAGCAGAGACAGCAGCAAGTCAAGAGATACAAAGAAGCCAAGGAGATTCAACACTTAAAATAGTTGCTCAACAATTACAAGATATGATTGATAATTGTCTTGTTTTTCATGCTAACTATTTAAATATCTCAGAAATTGGTAATGCTTTTGTCAATCGTGATTTCTTGGGTCAAAGATTAGCACCGCAAGAAATACAAGCAATGCAGGGTTTATGGTCTTCTGGTGCTATTACTCAGGAAACATTGTTAAAACAGTTAGCAGAAGGGGAAATTCTTGGCGATGATTTTGACGTTGAAGAAGAAATTGAGTCAACACAAAAAGGAGACATGATCGAAACAGATGAACCGATGCCCGAAGCCGAACCAGATGAACCAGTAGAAGATCCAGAAAATGACGAGGATTAATGACACAAACGCCTTTAAGGGTTCCTTCTGATGTTTCGAAGCTTGGGGCATCTATTCCATACCCTGAATTAATACCAGAAGAATATTTTCGTAATAGTTTAGATTTGAATAGATTTTCAAATAAAATATCGCGTGAAATCGTTCAATCTTATAATCGAATAATAATTAGGGCAGTAGATAAATTAGAAGCTATAGAGCGCCTTCCAAAACCTAATCA